AAATCGACGCGGTGCTCGAGCCGGTGCTCCGAGGATCGGTCGACTCGACCGGCCGGCCGCTCCTCTCGGACCTGCCGACCAACGCGAACTCGTCCGCGATCGGGCTCGGCCAGGGTTCGATCCTCGGTCGTCCCGCGTTCGTCGGTGAGGGTGTCGCCACGGCGGACCTCACCTCGGTCGTCGGCTACGCCGGTGACTTCAAGCAGTGCGCATGGGGTGCCAGCGGTGGCATCGAATACACCACCTCGACCGAAGGCACCGTGACGATTAACGGGGAACTCGTGTCCCTGTTCGAGAACAACCTCGTCGCGTTTCGCGCCGAGGCGTGGTACGGCTTCCTCGTCCCCGACGTGGCTGCCTTCTCGAAGCTCACGAACGTCGGCAACTCGCCGGTCACCTCGAGCTGAACGTGACGTGCCCTGCGGCTTCGGTCGCGGGGCACGGTCGCGTCGGAGGGTTAGATGGATCCGCTCGCCACCCCCGACGACATCGAAGCGCGCCTCGGCCGGCCGCTCACCCTCGACGAAGAATCCCGCGTCGATTCACTCCTCGCCGACGCGTCCGCGAACGTCCGGCGAGTCAGCACACAGATGTTCACCCTCGTCGCGGATGACGAGGTCACACTCCGCCGCGGTCGGCACGGCAAAGTCCGATTGCCGCAACGCCCCGTCGTCTCCGTGACATCGGTCGAAGACATCAACGGCAACGACGTCGCGTACCGGCGCGTCAACGAGGTACTCAATCTCAACGTCTGGCCGCTCAACTCGTTCGAGATCGAACCGTACCGGTACGGCCCACCCGACGAGGTCGTCGTCACCTACACCCACGGAGGCGACGTCCCCGACCAGATCGTCGGTGTCGTCTGCTCGGTCGTTGCCCGGGCGCTCGGTCAGACCCCGACCGAGGCTGGCGTCATCCAGGAATCCATCGACGGGTACAGCCAACAGTTCGGGTCGGTGGGTGCGCAAGGCCCGCTCGGGATGCTCGCCTCCGAACGCGAAACCTGCGAAGCGTTCCGTCGACCGTCGTCACCGATCCTGATGGACGCATGAGCATCACCAAGTTTTTTGTCCGCGACGCGACCGTGTTCCATCCGGCGCTCGTCGCGTCCTACGGGGACGGCACCCGACAGGACTTCGTCACCGCGACGACCGAGACCGTCAACGGCTGGCTCTACCAGCTGACCGAGGCGGAACTTGTCGGCGCGAACCGTGACGGGACGACCGCGACGCATGTGTTCCGCTGCCCGCTCGACTCGAATATCATCGCGAGCGACCGGCTCGTCATCGACGGCATCCGGTACGACGTGACCGGCCCGCCCGCCCGGAACAGCTACGGGAAGAACATCCACCTCCGTGTCCCGTTGCGGACAACGGACGGGTGAACGTCCTCGGGATTCTCCCGCAATACCCGCCGTGGTCGCGCGTCGGCTCGTGGCTCACCACCCACGACTACCTCGCCGGCATGGTCGCACGAGGTCACACCGTCGACGTCGTATGCCTCCAGATGCGTGAGGAGCCATACGAGCTCGACGGGGTGAACGTCTACCCCAACGGCTCGGAAGTCCCCCGACCGGACGTCGTCGTCTCACACCTCGGAGACCGGGGGCACGGCGCGAACTTCGCCGCGAAGTTCGATGTCCCGTCGATCCGATTCGTTCACGGCCACGCCCCCGACAATGCGATCCTGCTCGACCAGGGCCGCACCGACATCGCCATCTTTTCCTCGCAGGCGCTCGCCGACGACACCGGATGGGACGGACCGCAGATCGTCGCCCATCCGCCCATCTTCCCCGACCGGTACACGACCGAGCCGGGGACGAAGGTCACGCTCTCCAACTTGTCGTCGGACAAGGGCGGGCTCCTCCTCGGATGGATCGCGGACGCCCACCGGGATGTCGAGTTCCTCGGTGTGCGTGGCTGGGGTCGGCAGATGCTCCAACAGCCGCCGAACGTCGAGATCATCCCACCCTCCGTGGACGTCCGCGACATCTACGCACAGACCCGCATCTTGCTCATGCCGTCGATCCGTGAGAGCTACGGGCGGGTCGGTATCGAAGCCGCGTGTTCGGGTATCCCGACCATCGCGCACCCATCTCCCGGGCTTGTCGAAGCGTTGGGCGACCATGCGACGTGGGTCGACCGGTACGACCGCCAAGGATGGTTCGACGCTGTCGGTGAGCTCGGTGACCCTGACGCGTGGAAGACCGCGTCGCGTGAGGCACGGCGCGCGGTGCAATCCGACCCGGACGCGACGGTCGACGGAGTCTGCGACGCGCTCGAGGGGAAGCGGTGCTTCGTCCGCGTGTAGTCGTCCTCGTACCGCGTAGGGCGGACGACGGCCGCAGAGACCTGCTCTGGGGGTATGTGCGGGCACGGTGGACCGGCTGGGACGTCCACGAAGGCCACCACACCGAAGGACCGTTCAACCGGTCGGCTGCCATCAACCAGGCGTCCCGCTCCGCCGGGGATTGGGACGTGGCAGTCATCGCCGACTCGGATTCGTTCGTCGGTTACGAGCAGCTCCAACAGGCGATCGACGGCGCGGAACGGACCGGGCAGCTCTGGCTCGCCTACGACGTGTTCATGTCGCTCGACAAGCCGATGACGGACCGGATCCTCGCCGGCTACACCGGTCCGTGGGAACCGGGTGTCGAACTCCGGCTGGAGGGGACGTGCTCGTCGGTCCTGTGCGTACCGCGCGCCCTCTGGGACCGCGTCGGCGGCTTCGACGAAGGGTTCGTCGGATGGGGCGCGGAAGACGTCGCGTTCTGGGTCGCGACCGACGCGCTCGGCGGCGGCTTCCACCGTGTCCCCGGACCCGTGTGGCATCTCTGGCACGACAAGAGCCCCGACACGCTCGAAGCATCCGAACATCGGAAAGCCGGCTGGGCACGCCTCGACCGGTACGGACAATGCGAACGCGACCCGGTGAAGGTCGCTGCTCTGCTCGCCGAGCTGGGAGTCACGCATGATTCCGCCGAGGCTGGTTCGCACCGTCCCTGAGGTGACAACGGCTGAGGTTGAACGGTTCTGGGATGAAGCGCAGCAGCTTCATCCCGACTGGGAGTGCGTGACCCATAGGGACCCCATCGACCCGGCCCACTTCCCCCGCACCGCACCCCACTGGCCGTACTGCAAGTCGGGAGCGCAACTCGCAGGTCTCGTCCGCCTCGAGACCCTCTGGTTACACGGCGGCATCTACATCGATAGCGACATCGAACTGTTCCGGCCCCTCGACCCGCTGCTGACGCTCGCATGTTTCGCCGCGTGGGAAGACGAGAACACGGTCCCCGACGCGGTCATGGGCGCGACCCGTCACCATCCGGCGATCCTCGCCTGTCTCGTCCTCGCGATCCGCCGGCTGCATGGACTCTCCACCGACTGGTCAACCGGCAACGGTGCATGGTCGACCGGCCCGGGTGTCACCACAACGATCCTGCCGTTCGCTGACGGGGTGACGTTGCTCGGCCCTGAATCGTTCTTCGGGGTTCACTATTCGGAGAAGCAGAACCTCGGCGAGTTCGATCCTGGGCAGCATCCCGACGCGTACGGGCTTCATCATTGGCACGCGTCCTGGTTGTGAGACTCAACCTGGGTGTCGGACCGCACGCCGACCCGTCCCCCGACGTCGTCAACGTCGACTGGCGACCGTTCCCCGGTGTGCAAGTCGTCCACGATCTCGACATTCACCCGTGGCCGTTCACCGACGGGCAGTTCACCGAAGTCCGCGCCGTCCAAGTCTTCGAACACTTACGCGACCCGGTCGGGTTCATGGCCGAAGCCCACCGCGTCCTCGAGCCCGGCGGCACGTTGAGAATCTCGGTGCCGCACTGGCAGTCGAACAACAGCTACACGGACCCGACCCACCTGCGGCACTGCACCGAACGGACCTGGGACTACTGGGTGCCCGGTACGCAGCTTCACGCCGAGTCCGCGTACGCGGGTGACGCGGTGTTCGTGAAGGAATCGGTTGTCCGCAACGGCGACGACATCGACGCAGTGCTTAGGAGGTTGCCGTGACTATCCGCATCGTCCTCAACTCGGCCGGCGTCCGCCAACTCCTCCAAGAACCCGGCGTCAAAGCCGACCTCAAAGAACGCGCCGACCGGGTCGCGGCGGTCGCATCGGCGGAGATGGAACAACCCGAAGGGATGCTCGTCGACGAAGCCTCCGACGCGATCCGTGCCCGGTATGTGGTCATCACCGCGAACGCCGAGGCGATGCGCGGCGAAGCACTCGACCGCAGGCTGACCCGTGCCGTGGACGCAGCAAGGTGAGTTTCGCCTGGCAGCCCTCCGCCGTCCTCTTCGGCGACGTCGAGCTCGCCGTCATCACCCGACTGCAGGACACGCTCACCGACGTCGGCGTGTACGACACAGTCCCCAAAGCCAACTCGTCGCTCATGCCGTACGTCACCGTCAACCGATTGGGCGGGACCCGCTCC